CACCGCTTTACCTCTAAGGTGAACCAAAGTTATCCGCCCACTCTTTTCAATAGCCACATCTTTCATCCATCGGCGATATTGGTTTTCACTTACCTCATAATTGAAAATGACAACTCTTCCAAGATGTTGTGCTGGCTTGAAATAATTTAGAAAACTAGAACCATCAGCCAACGCCTTTGCCAAGTTATTGACCAAGGTAGTCTTACCAGCCTTATATTGGGCTGTAAGGGTTACATTTGAGCCAGTTGGTATCAATCCCTCAATAGTCCAAGCAATCTCTTCTTCTGGCAGTTTTAGTTCATCGGAAAGATTGCCAACATAAGAGAATCGGTCATATTGCTTGAGCGCCTCTTCGCCATCAAGAACATGCTTGACCTCTCGGCGAATTCTGGTGCGATTTAGTTCGGCATCAAATTCCTTTTCCTGTGGCGAGCGTTTATCAATCACCGCCTCTTGACTAGGGCTTTGGGTAAAAGAAGGTAAGGAAGAAGGATTGGTTGGCGATGAGTAACCCATAAAGCGCAGAGCTGATGCCGCCCTTGAGTAATCGCCAGCGTGTTCCAAATGAGTGTAAGCAGCAAACTTTGAATAAGGTTTATCAGCTTCAAAAGTGGTTGAAGTTGTAAATATGTATAAGTTGCCCGTATCAGCTTTGGTTGTTGCACTTACCCCAAAATCTTTGCCAGGTCTAGTCCAATAAGTTGTGTTTCCTTGAGTAAATGCCTTTTTCCAGCCTCTAGGTTCTAACAATTCTTCCCAAGTAGATTGCTGGTTGTAGATATCACCTGGCTTTGTGCCAGTTGACTGCGATTGCGAAAGTTGCGCTTCAACCTGTTCTTTGACAGGCATCTGATCTAGCATCTTGAATATATTTATCAACGCATTTCTCTCATCCCACGAGAACATTGGAATTGTCGCTGGTGATCCTTTTACTAGCGCCCAAGATTTACCGCTTGGATGAGTTTTACCGCTTGAGGGTGCAGTTACAACAAAACCGCCTTCGCCTCTTGATTCAATTAGAACTTCAAGTGTGTCACCATCACCTGGTCGCTGGGCAAATTTCAAATTACCTGGAACTTGTTCATCTGCAATTCTGTAAAGAATATGTATTCCGCCACTTGGCGTAAGTTCTACATATCCGCTTGTGACTATGTTCCAAAGGTCAGTCATTCCAGAATTTGTTGCAATCTCCCTAGCTTCATCTAGTAATCCGCTATTCATCGCCCTGCCTTCAAATTCCACCATCTCTAGGCCACCGCTAATTTTGCCCGTTACAATTCCCATTCCAGAATGACCATCTTGAAACCATTCAACAATTTGTTCGCGAGTTGCTTGTTCTTTTTGATACTGCTTCCAACTACCAATAGGCGCTTTCGTTCCGTCAACGCGGGCAGGAATTACACAAATGCCAGCATCGTAAAAATTGAGCGCTGCCTGTAAGATTTCGTTCATTCGTTCTCCCCTATCCAAATTGACTCCTGGTATATGCAGTGGAACAGGCATAGTGACACGCCTTTGACCATCTCTTTGTCGCCGTAATATAGACCAACATCTGCCTTCGCTTCGCAACGCTCCCACAACCCTTGACCATCGTCATGGGCAAAACAGCACTGTGCCTCAAATGGCGTTGTGCGTTTGAAGAGCATTTTGCTCATTGCTTTGTTATCGCATAACCATTGACATCGAGAATTACCAGCAGCGCCTTAGCCACTCGCACTGGCGTATCTGGTAGCTCAAATTGGAAATTTTGCCAAAGCGATTTGGCAATCAGGCCAAGCACTTCATCATCACTCATCGTCATCTGCAATCGCGAACTCAATCCGCGCTTTTGCGATTGCGACATATTCCGCCGATTGGTCTATGCCGATGAAATCGAAACCTTCAAGCATCGCTGCCTTACCGGTAGAGCCACTGCCCATGAATGGATCGAGAACTATTCCGGCGGGGGGCGTTACCAATCGGCAGAGATAGCGCATCAATGAAGTTGGCTTGACTGTTGGGTGGTAGTTTGCGGCTGGTTGTGTCTGGAATCTTTCAAAACCTTCAGCAACTTCATCACTTGTGTTATTCGCCAAACGCATTATTTTAGAATTATTTTTAACCTCAAACCCATCAAGCCCCTCATTGCGGTCGCGTTTGCTTGCCTTCGCGCAGTAGAAGAATCGGGCAGGTTCGCCAAAGTATTCAACAACCTCGTCACTGCCATCGTGAATGACATTGGCTGGCCAGCGGCCTTTTGAATTGTCGGGTCTTGCTAACTCTTTGCGCCCATCATTTTCCACATCGGGCATATTTCCAACATTGTTGACAGTAACTTTGCCTTGTGGTGTTGCGCTTGCTTTGTCTGCTTCGGATTGAAATTCAACCCTGCTCCCATCAATGTTCAAACCGCCAACGCCATGTGTCAGCACATTGGCGGCGACTGTGCCAATCAAAGGTTTGCGAGCAAGGACAATTGGCTCGTGGGCGGGCTTGAGTGCAGTGCCCCAGCCTTGCCATTGCGCGGCTTCGCCTTCTAGTGGTGGCATAAATAATTGGCGCGGTGTTGGGTTGTAATCTCCTGAGCCATAAAATACTGCATTCTCATTTTCTTTGAATCCAATTGGTTCAACGCCACTCGCTTTTTGAATTGCTTTTCCAATGTCTAGCGACTTTGGAAATCCGCTTCCGTATATCCATTGAATCTGATCACGAATTTCAAACCCTGCATCTTCGATTGCAACAGTCATGCGGTGATAAGTGCGCGAACCTGAGAAGGCAAGGAGATGACCGCCAGGCTTTAGCACTCGCAGCGCCTCTTGCCAAACTTCTATGTTGAAGGCAATGCCACTTGCATCCCATGACTTGCCCATAAATCCCAACTCGTAAGGTGGATCAGTAACAATTGAGTCCACCGAGTTGTCGGCCATCGTTTTCATTGCTTCAATACAATCGGCATTTAGCAGTTGCATTTGTTTCCTCTCACGATTGACGCGGCTTTGGTCATGCCATCTACGAAGTAAGTCGCCCTTGGCGAAGCGCCAGCGACTTGGAGTTTTGCAAGCGCTCGAATTGCCTGATCCTCAATGTCTTTGGCAATCGCCTCTAGCATCTGTCCATCGCGCAATTGGCAACCGCATTGGCAAGTGGCAGTGGCGGTTTCAGATTCAGTCATTGTGCTTCCCCTTTATCTAATTGTTGAGTGTGTTGCTTGGAATTGAACCAAGAATTGTTTTTGCAATTGCAAACCTGCCAACACTCTTCTGCTGATAGCCACCTGATCAGTTCAGCAGAATTTTAGTTATTGCTTTGCGCCGAGCTTATCCATTAGCGCCTGAATCTCTGGCGAGAGTTCAGGAGATGATGATGCCCAAGGCTCTTCTGGAGCAGCCAAGCCACCTGCCAAGTAAGCAGTCGCCTTTGCGACATCTGCCGCGTTATCAGTTGCATTGATAAGAATCCAAGGTGCGCTCTTGCCTGGCTTTGCAACGCCTTGGCCAATGCGAGCAAGAACTTGCTTGCCAATGTTTGAGCGAAGCGATGAACGCAACGCAATGTTGAAGAAAAGAACGCTATTGTGTTCTTTGTTTGTGTCAAGGTCAATTAGATCAACCTCAATTGCCTCTGCCTCGCCGAGAGAGGTCTGGATGCCAGTCTTATATTCGACTGGCTTGATGATAAGCAGATGCCCTTGCAGGTCTGCTGGCTTTACTGTGTCACCTTGCGATGACGGCGCTGAGAACTCAGCCATTTGTTTCTCCTTCTTTAGTTTGGGGTGTTGCATTGCCATCGGTTGTTGGCAAATCCATTTCATCTAACATTCGCTTGATGTCAGATATTGACGGCTCATTATCTAAGCCAATTTGATTTTCAAAAGTTAGGAATCCAAGTTCTTCCAATTCCTGTAATAACTCGCGCATATCTTCAACAGTTTCTTGGAAGGTTTCGGTGCGGTTGCGATTAGCTCGCAAGTCAATCCAGTAAGCAGTTGCATAGCCAAAGAGGTAGGCAAAAAGAAATAGTAAGGAAAGCGGCACTAGGTTCATTGGTTCGCCACCAACCTCTTGATAATCCAATCGACAACTGGCACTGCAACTGCGTTGCCCATCTGCTTGTATCTGGCTGAATCTGCCTGTGGCACGACTGCTTGCTTCTTCTCATCAAAGCGCTCGGCAGTCCAGCCATCTGGAAATCCTTGAAGGCGTTCGCATTCGGTTGGCGTTAGCCGGCGAACTGTTGGGGAATCGGCAAGCATTAGTTGCGCGTGATGAGATGACGATGATGGTTGATGACCTTGAAGCGTCAATGCGGTATCCGTTTCTGTGGCGCTGAAATTGTTGGCTTTTGCATCTTCTCTCACTGAAAAAGCTACTATTGGCATATTTCCACCACCTGTTCCCATTCGTGCTTGTAAAGTGTTGATTACATTCTTTTGAAGCCTGATGTCGTCAACTCGATTGCCATAGAAAATCAAAACTGTTGCGCGAGTTTCTGTTGCATTATCGAATGCGTTCAAAGTAGGCACGACCCCCCCCAATTTCCATGTTTCATAATCGTCAACATTTTGCGCTCTTCGACTTTTTACAAACCACATCATGACTCCCTGAAATAAAATCGTGTGGTGAAATTGTCATCCCACACTGCGGACAAAAACCGGATTGCGTTTCCCAATTCATTCTGTAATTCCATTTTTGTAGTTGAATGTGTCGTGCGCTCTGGCTGCACTCAAAGTTGGGCTGACTGACTGATTTGGGAAGTCGTAAAGTTCAAAGTTTCCAATTCGTTGGCCGTCATTTCCAGCGCCGACTGAAGCATCGGTGGCAATGTTTTTTCCCTTTTGTTCGCTCGCCTCAATATACCCTGCGCGGCCTTCGCCGATAGCGAGTATTTCGGCAGGTGTTCTCCAGTCATCTCCAAGACATCCGACAATGAACACTCTTTTGCGTCTTTGGGGAACTCCGAAGTATTGAGCATCAAGCACTCGCCACGCGAGGCTATACCCGATGTCATCCAGCGCTCCGATGACGGCTGCCATGTCTTGTCCTTTGTTGCTCGACAAAAGACCTGGGACATTTTCGAGAATGAAGTTTTGCGCTTTGGTTTCTCTAAGGAGTCGGACAATTTCCCAGAAGAGTCCACTTCTTGCGCCATCAAGTCCAGCTCGTTTGCCGGCAACGGATAAATCTTGGCAAGGAAATCCACCAACAATGATCCCTTCACTTGGCTTGAATCCTGCGTTGATAAGTTGTTCACTAGTTACCTCACAAACATCGTTGAATAAAGTTGTATTTGGAAATTTATGTTTCAAAACGCCTCTTGCATTTGCATCAATTTCAACTGCGGCAACAACATCAATTCCGTTGCGCTCTAGTGCTAAATCAAAACCGCCGACACCGGCGAAGAGTGAAACTGCATTCATTTGCGCCCCTTATCTGTTGCATAGAATCCCGAACCTTTGAAGTGTATTGGGGCTGCCGAGAATACTCTGACCATCTCAACTAGGCAATC